GATGCTAGGTTTCTTATCGCATTGCTTGGCTTGTTAAACTACGATTTAATCTCTACAGAGACGGTAATACCACCAAGAGAGATAGATCATATATCATTTGGTCGTAAGTCGCCTAAGAACGAATATAAGATCGTTACAATAAACCTGCCAAAGCCTAGAGGTAAGAAAGTTTATGCCCGTATGTTTACGGGTCAAGGATCGCCAAAGCGAGAGCATTGGAGACGAGGTCATTGGAGAGTGCTTAAAAATAAAGAAAATAAAATATTAAAAAGAGTTTGGATTGAGCAGATGAAATGCGGAAATGCAGAGCTGGGCAAGATTACACATGATTATGTATTAAATAAAAAAGATGCTTGACATGGTATTCAATACTAGTGTAACTATAGAGGACTATCTTAACTAGCAAGGAAGGAAAGTAAAATGAGTAAATACACAACCTTAAAAAATGGAATATCATTAATAGAACAAAAAAGTTTAGATGATATGAATAATTACAAATCAATCGTTGATAAAATAAAAAAGCAGATTTCATATGAAACGAAAGAATATAAGCAGTATATGAAATCTGGTTATCAAGACAGTTTTCAAGATGCTTTGTTTGAGGGCAGAAACGAATATGCTGAGTGTTTGCTAAAGCAAATAAATGAATGGGAGAATTCATAATGGGCGAATATGAATGCACAATATGTGCGGAAATGTTTCACTTAGACGAACCTTCTGAGGGTTTAGAAGAGTGTGATAAGTGTATCGAACAGTATAAAAAGGATCAAGCAAATGAATAGCCCAATAGACGTAAAGAGAAGAGGTTATTTAAACTTCTTCAAAGATGGTGTTTCTGATGCTCTTTTAAATGGTAATGTAGATGATGTTAAAAATTCATCTGCTTATTATAAAAAAGGTTATGAGTTTGGTTTAGTTTTATATGGAATATTAAAAGTAAGGGGGGTTACGGGAAATGAGTAGATTATCTGATAAGTTGCTTGAAGTGGAATTGTTCGTAGGCGAGCAGTTAGCTGACTACACAAATGAGCAAGTGCTAAAGAAAGTAAAAATCAAATTTGGTTTTGATATGTATGTCGATCATGCAACAGATTTGTTACATGAATTTCAACAAGAAGTGAATTTAGAAAGGTTGCAGTCATGACTTTGATTAAAAGAATAGATATGGCATTGCACATACAAGAGTTGCTTGCATTAGAAAAAATAACTGTAAGCTATCAATCGCTTGCAGAAGCTATTCCTCGATATTCCGCTATTCCGTCTAGGCGACATATAACCATTAGACCGACTAAAAACACGGGCTATTATGTGTCTGCCCTGCATGAAATCGGTCATATACTTGGAGACAATCAATCTCGTAATAACACGACAAAGGAGAAAGAAATTGGAGCATGGATTTGGGCAATGTTATCTGCGATTGTGTGGACTGAAACTGCGGATCGGGTCATGGCTAAAGCCTTACGGTCTTATGGTGTTGAGCAAGTTGAAATCGAGGAAATCCAAAGGACTTGGAATCCAACAACAAGAGACGAGGAGAGAGACGTTGCTTAATAGTAAATATCTTGTCCTACATATAAATGGAGCTACCCCCAAGCGGGGTGGCTTTTTTAATAAAATTGTTCGGTTTATTGGCTGGGGAAGCTAATGGCTAAACGGGAAAAAATTCATAGCACAAGTCGAGGTTGGGAAAAATCTCTTAAAAAATCTGCAAAGGTTAAAGAACGCCAGCACGAAAAGCGAAGAATTGTTCGGGAAATTAAGGAGGAAAAATAATGATAGAGATGTTAGTTGCCATATGTATCGTATGGTCAGTAGGTAATAGGCATGATGGAGGCGAACAAAAGTGTATGTTTCATAAAAGCCAAGTCGAATACGTCAATATGCGTCAATGTAAAGACGACATTAAAAAAAGCGAACAATTAGTAATTGGAGCTATATTTGATAACTTTGGCGATGAGCCAATAAATCACATGGTCAAAGCATCATGCTTTAATGGAGCTTAATATGAGAAAACTGCCAAAAGAAAAGTTTGTTATCCATTGTAAGGAAACAAAGTATTATATGGTTGATATAGAAGCCGACAACTATGATGAAGCCGTTAAGAAGTGGCAAATCATAGCTAAAAGGCGTGACTACACGACTATAGTACAAGAAATGGAAACCATTAGCGTAAGTCAAGAGGTGTAATATGGCCTATAAAAAACAAAAAAAGTGTGGGTCATGCCAAGAAAAAATTGTCCCTGGCATGGATCTGCAAATGAATCACCGAACAATTTGCCTCGGTTGTGCCGTTGAAAAAGGAATCGCACAACAACTTCATGCACCAATTAATCATATGCTTGATTGCAAATATGATATGTATTCATGTGCCGAATGCTTCTTGCAACACAGAGAAATGATGTTCCATTTAGGGTACGTTTGTACCGACTGGGGAACTTTTTATAAGCGAACAAATGACCCTAAAATTGTGGTGCTTTATGAGTGATCTACTTACCACTTACCAACTTACCACGGGAAGTAGATTGGTCGGTAAGTTGGCAAACCCTTATGTAGCCTCGGTTTGCGTATATCTACTTACCGAGGTTACTTTAGGGGTCGGTAAGTGTTTTATGGCTTGTAAGTCATTGATTTTGTTCAAACTTACCAACTTACCGAACTTCCCCCCTAAAGGGGGTATAAGAGGGTGGTAAGTAACCCACCCCTCTTACCCCTAGTAAACTAGTAATTAAATGGAGATAAAATAAGATGCCAAGAGTAGCAGAAGACTTAACTAAAGAACAACGATTAGCAGGTTGGAAACGATTGACCGATAAGCAGCAAGATTTTCTTAATAACTTTATGCACAAGGATATGACACAGACCTCTTCGGCTCGTGCAGCAGGATATGCAAATCCAGGTGTCGATGCCGTGAGGTTGCTCCGTAACCCAGTTGTCCAAGAACGATATCAAGAAATGCGTGACGAAGCCCAAACAAGGTTCGGTGTCACAATTGATAAGTCGGTGCGTGACTTACTTAAAATTCGTAACGAAGCATGGGAGTCTGGAAAATTCGGTGAAGCCATTAGAGCCGAAGAACTGCGATTAAAGGCTACAGGTCTGCTTGTTAATAAAGCCCATGTGCTACATGAGAGAACCGACAGCATGACAAGGGAAGAAATACTGTTAAAACTACAAGAATTCCAAGACATAGCACAGAAACGCATGAAAGTAGCCACAAAGACCCATAAGGAGGCAGACGTGATAGAGCAAACTAGCGTGAAACCCAAGAAGTAGCGTAATTACTTAGGGGGTCGGGTCAGGCGTTGACCTTCGGACTTCGGGGTTGTCGGGCTTTCGGGCTGGTCGGGCTATGAATTGTTCGGTGTTTCGGGCATTTGCGTAGCCCGGGTCTGGCCAAATTGTTCGGACTTCGGGATTCGCAGCAGCACCAGACCGCACAATTGTTCGGGATTGTCGGACTTCGGGATCTGGCCAACCAGGGAGAGGCTGGTCACAATTGTTCGGGTTCGGGCTTCCTGGATCTACCCGGGTAAAGGCCAAACTCACAATTGTTCGCTTTACGCCCAGCCGTGACCAGGGAGGCCGTCCTGGTTAAAACGTCACAATTGTTCGCTATTCTACCCAGTTGCGTTCCAGGTAGATGGCCGAACAAATAAAATAAAAAAAATGTTTTTAGTTGTTGACATGTAGGAACTGAAAGCCTATATATAATAGTAAGACAAACAAAACAGCCAAAGGAGATCAAATTGGAACAAGTAAATGAATACGATCAATTACTAGAATGCTTAGAAGACCTTGTTGGTCAGATGCAAAGTGAGAAGATAACACTTGAGCAAGCAAAGCAAGGTGTAAAAAGTCTAAATCAATACTATAGCCAATTGGGGGAAAAATAATGACAAAATTTCAAAACTCTTATCTTGTTGATAACTTCGCAGATTGTGATGGGTGCAACAATTTATTTCACGAAGATGAAATTATCGCATCTGTGCAAGAACCTTATTATGCATGTCAAGATTGCGAAAATGATTTAATCAAAGAAATATCCAATGAAAATTGGAAAGGAGAAAGAGGAAAAAAATGTAATCATATTTATTGTGCCGACAGAAAAAGGGGAAAAAAATAATGGGTATATTAGAAAACAACGTAATCAAAGCATTAAAGCCAATAGTTAAAAATCTTGATAATCCAAGAATCAAAGCCTTGGCAAAACATTTGGAGCTAACCAAAGAAGAAGAAAAAGAAATATACTACGAGTCTTACGACATATATTGTTATGGCAACCAAGAGTATTTGGTCTTAACTGATGATGAAGCAGACGAGAAAGTCGCAGAAAACATAAAAGATTCTGTTTGGGCATTTAATCCAAGTTTTTTATCCTCCCATAGTGATATTGATGAGGGAGTTTTTAAGTTGCTTCAAGACAAATGCGAGTCAGCAAATGAAGCAGTATTAAAGTTAATCAAAGATTTTGATAA